CCACTAGCCTTAGAATCCGCAGCCAACTTCGCTTCAGGAAAAATATCAAGATAATCCTCCCGCTCCAGCAAGTTCTTCACCTTACGACCAAAACCCACCGCAAGCTCCGTGGTGTGCGTCGCCTGGATAATCTTCATCGCAGGATTCTTCCCAACCATCCAGGCAGGAAACAAAAAACTCGCAAACTCACTCTTGGTATGACGAGGCGGCATATTCACAATCAACCGCTTCAACTCGCCCCGCGCCACACGCTCAAGCTTCTCAGCAATAATCCGATGATGCTCACCGGCAATAAACTCCGGCCAGACCGCCTTCACAAAGTCCAGAAAGTTAGTCTGACACGCCTCAATGCGCTCAAGCTGCGCCAACCGCAACTCAAGTTTAAGTAGGTGTTCGTCAGTTTCTGTAGCTAATTCAGTCACTTATCCCAAAGTTCTCGGTAGTCCAAAACCGCCCGGTCCAGGAAAATAGGGGTCTGTGGGCCGTGAAACGCGCCCATCACATTAAAAGTAAAGTACTCATAAGCCTCTTCACGCTCCATGTCCACCGCACCGTCCATAATAATATCAACACACTTCTCAATGTCGTAGATCAGAATAGGTCCCCCATCCTCGTCCACAGTCATGCCGTGGGCCGTGCCCACTATAGCATCGTCAAATCCATCAGCTTTCAGGTATTGCGCTTCATCGTACATGGCCCACGGGTCCTCTTGTTTATGTGATTTTATTATACATTGGTAAATTTTTTTATGAAATTATTTTCTGCTTAATTGTTTGTGACAAACATGCACAAGCTCCTGTCTGACAGACGGCACCGCCACAACATCCCCACCAATTATCTCACGGAATCCTAACCATCTACTCTAGCCTCTATTCCGGGACTCCTACACACACGCCCCCCCGCCAAATTGGCCTTTGGCCAAAAAAAGGCGGGCGGGGGGGCGTGTCCCGCTTTGTGGGACACGCGGCGCCATTTGGCTGCGTGGGGTCAGGTCGCACAGTCAGATCAGCGGGCACAAAAAAGCCCAGTCGGGACTGGGCTTTGGTTTGGGGTCGGCAGCCCGAAGGCTGCCAGGTGTGGAGCAGGTTAATTGTCGGTGTCAGTTACCTGGGTGATTGTCGCACCAGTTATTTGATCCGAGAAAAATTTATAGCTAAGATCTTTTATTGTTAGCGGGTCACCAGATACATATCGAAAACCCTCTGGTCTATCGTCTCTCTCCATCTCAGTTATCTTACGAGCGATATCCAATGCATGCGATAAGGCTTTGGCTTCTTTTGCGGTCAACTCTGAGGTAGTTATATTTTTCATAATGCATTCTCCACGAATATTTAAATATTTAAGTTTTCATGGGGAGCGCTGCTCCCCATGCACATAAGTATCTTATACTTCGGCCCGCCGGTCAAGCTCTTGTTGGATAAAATTGCGAAAGCTCGCGCCTATCATCCAAAGCAGAAAGTCGGGGTTCTGGTCGCCCCCGACCAGAGATGCCTGGACAAAGGCCCGCAGCTCCTCGGTCGTATTGTATCCGGCTATCATCATTTGCTTCTCACCCTCGGGTCGGTGCCCGACCCCCGCGAATAGCCAATCGATTTGATTCTCCATCGGTCACCCCAGTAAAAAAATTAAGACAGTCAGGAAATACCAGAACGTGACCGCTCCTAGAGCAGCGGCCACGAATCCCAATCCAAGTAGAAATTTATGCATTGTCCATCTCCAACATTTCTTCGAGTTGATCCAGTACCTTCTGGCGATTGCCGCGCAGCCCCAACTCATCCTTAATAATTGAGTAGCACGTCCGACCGCGACTCACTTGAATCCCCTTCATTTCAAGCTTCAGTCCATGCTTCAGGGTAATCAGTCTGGCCAGAGGGATTTGATCTCCAGTGATAATCATTATTGATACCTCGCGTATTTGTTGGGGCGATTGGCTCGAACTGCCATTCGCTGAAGATGCTTCAGACTGGTCCGCAGATTCTTGACCTGCATCTCCAGATCGTGAATCTCATCGTCATAGGTCGGGACTTCATCCTCGATCAGATACCATATATCCATCGGCGACATGTTATTGATCCTGTCATCGATCACGGTCTCCAGTTCGCTGTCATCGATATCAAACTCTAGGCTTTCGACTTGTATTCTCATCGTTTAAATCTCCACGTTTCAATGAATGAGTGCCCAGTGTATGCGACTGCTATGTGCATGTCAACTATCCCCCACCCCCTGCGGGGGTCGTTTCACTTGGGGGATAAAAAAACCCGCCCCCTCTCGAGGGCGGGTTCGCCGATCCGCGAGTCCAGGGCAAAAACGGGATAACCCCGACCCACGGCTCACGGCTCACTGCCCGTGGAGTGGCAGTGATCAGGCCGCTATGCGGCCCAATTCTCGCGCCTCCCGCGCATACTCGGAAAGCGTCTTATCCGCGGTAAAATACAGGTCTCGCTCGACCACCTCAACCCCCGCGCCATGCATCCCGAAACGCAGCCCCTCAAGCTCGGACTGGGAAACATAACCCAATTCAGGAAAGCCCATGCCCAGATCGCAAAGGCCAAAAAGCGTATCATCATCGATCCGCTCCGAGATCAGCCAAGTACACGCCCCGCCCCCAAATAATTTAACGACCGGTCGGCGCGTGGATTCGTCCGCGCTCGCGTTAGCCGCGAGCGCCTTTTCGATTTCTTTTGTAAACAGTTTCACGCTGTCACCCCCATGCCGCGCAGCCGCGCCGGCAATACTAGCTCATCATTGCACAGGTCGCAGGCGCGACCTGTGTCGCCAAATTCCCCGCCGCCCAAAGGCCACGGGTTATTGCCATCGAACCATTCGATGGCTCGGTTGCCCGCGCTCGCGTTGGCCGCGAGCGATTGATCACAGATAATGCATTTTTTCTCAGTCATTGTTTCGACTCCCGTTTTGGTTGAGGGGCTATTGTACACATATCCGTTGCATATGTGTCAACCCCCGACCCCCACGGCCCACGGGTCAAAAAGTTTCGCTTGACAGGGGCGGGCCGAGGGGCGCTTGTTTCACTGTTAATTACCACAGCGACTCATCCGGCCCGAAATGATCGTTTAACTCCGCGATGATGTCGGGCGGTAGGTAGAATGCAGGGTTGGTATAACCGACTCTGACGCTTTCAGGATATATGCTCTCCCCGTCTTTAATGATATCCATGATCATATAATTGTGAATCCCCCAAGTGTCGCAGTTGGTTTCATATCCCAAAGCCTCAATAACGCCGGCCACTTTATCGGTAAAATTAAGGCCGTCGCCGTCGTTAAATCCAAATTTAGAAAAGGCCTCGCCCCAAAACCATTCTATTGTTTCAATCATGAATAATTCCTGCCTCAAGTAATGCCGCGCAATTGCGACCGAAAAAGCCCTGCAATTGATAGGCAAGGCCGGTATCGTGCAGATACTGCCAAGCGTCAATTACATCATCCGGTTGCGCCGTATCGTCTAAACCCTCTGCTATCTGTACCGCTTCGAAAGCTGTCATTTAGAATTCCCCCGCCATCATTAAATAGTCTTCAGGCGACCACTCATCCGGAAAGTCCGAAAAATCCTGTAACTGTCCGCTAATCGCCGCGCGTTTAGGGTCGACCACTGGCCGGTTACATGGGTCAGTCCGGTCGCCATCGTCATATAGTGCATTGCACCCTAGCCTTGCAAATAGTTTCGCCCGCTGCTGAAAGGTATCTTCGAAATCGTGCAAGGTCTCAATTTCCCATGGTTCCCCGCAGTGTCTGCAATATATATCCATCGTTTAATTCCCGTTTTGGTTAGTTGAGATTGGAATATATGTGTTTTTTATGTGTACGTCAACCCAAAGAAAAGGCCGGTATTCTGTTGGCGTCAATTACGAAACTTGAGTGCAATGGATCAATCTGCCTACCGCGCGGTGGCTTGTATTTCAGGCCGACTATTTTGCCGCGCTGCTGAAGGTTGATAATGTCGCTATTGTCACCATTGACCACTGGCCGACCTAAAAACGTTTTAGGCATACCGCCATGAAATACTGCTGAAATCGGTCGATCTGTATTCAATGCTGTTTCGACCTGGGGTCGATATCGTTCCGCATTGGAATAGCTGAACATTAGCTGATAGTTATCAGGAACCCGATCAAGTCTTTTAGCTATTTTGGTGTAATCAAACAGATTCAATTTCGGGAAATTCTGAGGTATTGCGCCATTGGCTTCTAATTCGTATTGAATATCCGAAAGCACATTTAGCCGCACATATGGCTCGACGTTATTACGCTCGCATAGCTTTTGAAAATTGTGCAATTCGTTATAGAGCAATTCCAGAAAGCCGGCGCGGTCTTGCATGTAGAAATCGGTTTTACGCTGTCGCCCCTCACTCACGTTAGACATACCGCCACGGCCCGCAGCCTCAAGGCAAGGCAATTCGCATTCCGCGGTTTTACGCATAGGACAAAGCGAATCATTCGGTTTTAAGGATAAACCCGCGACCCGTATAGCTTTATCGCGGTTATTTTTGCGTAGCTTTGTGTTGCCGCCACTGGTGTCCAATAGTTTCATTTTTGATTCCCGTTTTATGGTGGATTTAAGGCAAATATATAGAATGTTTATGTGGGCGTCAACTATCCTCAGGGAACAGTTGTTCCGCTGTCATTGTAATTACATCCCAATCGACCCCAATATTTGCGTCGAAATTCTCGGCCAAAACATAAAGGACATCATTCGCTTGCTCATTATTCAGGTCAGGTCGGACGCTTTGAACATCCTCGACATTCCATTTAATAACCAATGTTTCGGTTTTTTCGTCATAAAAAGCCATCTCAAACCCCTATCCGAATTCAGAAATTTCAGCCTCGAGCCGTATACGCGCCTCACGCATTACAGAGGCTAAGTACACGCCATCCTCTGTATCCACTAGGCCGTCCCTGAAAACCTCTTCACCAAACTCTAAAGCCCCGACGCGATCCTTCATTACGTCTAGCCGGTTTTCGTCCAGTTGTTTTTTCAACGTTTTTATATAGCTGTCCAATTTTTCCTGAGTTTTAAAATCAGAACGAATGTCGAGAGTGCCACTTACCCCAACGTCCCAACTCCAGTACTCCAGAATTTTCAACAAATACTCTGCATACGGTCTTAATTCTTTTTCACTTCTTTCCATCATCGTTTCCCCGTTATACGGTCAATTTGAGGCGAATGTATAGAATGTTTATGTGTACGTCAAGCCTTAAAAATTTCCTGTAAAACCCGAGCATGGTATTCCCTGATCCGATAAATGTTTTGATTATTTTCTTTTTTCCACCGCTCCAGAACCCTTCCCACTATGGCGGGGCATAGAAACCAGTCCCATGTTTCAAAGGCCGACATGATGGTTTTACCATCATTGAAATACCGCTTTGCACATTCAACAAAGTCGTGCCAATCGTCGAACTTTGCGTCAACCAATTCATGAAAGTCCATCGCCATCATGGCGCACTGTTCTCTCCACTCATATTGGCCGCACCATTCGTCATGGTGAGGGAGCTTACTGCCAATCGGATCGGCATCTATTGCCTCAGAATAAACAATAGCGTCTGAGCAGTAGTTCAAAATATTGTCATCATGTTCTGGAAGGGTGAATTCACTAACTTCAATCAATTGATCTGTGTCCTGATAGGCATTGATAGCCATCTTCCAGTTTTTAGGGTCAGGGTCACTAGCACTGGGGTCGAGGTCAATATGAAAGGTTGACTTCTCTAGACCGTCATCGTTTACGTTATCTATCGACAAGACAGTGTCAGCGGGGAAGCCGTTTTCAATGGCTTCATGTAGTTGGTTAATCAATTCTTCTATTGTCATTTCTGCGTCTCCTCTCTTCCTTTTCCTTTAATCGGCGAATAGTTTCTTTCGTTCCTGGACCCCTGATCCATTTCTCAAGTAAATAAAATATGAACATCATGCCTCCTAGATATGAGACATTATTATATGGGGCTATCTAGTGGGAGTCAATATGCTCTATGACAGCATTGATTGTGCCGGATTGGACTACAGGCTCAACCGCTTCGAGCCCGTGTTTCTTGACGTCCTCGGCCTGATCGCCAGAGAACAGGAAATAGTCTGTGCCTTCCGCCCGCATCCGACGGACGACCAACCAGACAGGAGCATCCGCATGTGTGGTAAGAAAACTTACCTGATGGGGACTAATTGTTACTTTGTTGGAGGTGGTGTTCTTCAGTTCGATTAGTTGAAATCGAGCTTTGGAGTCCAAGACCATGACGTCTGGAACCCCTTGCGACGCCCAACTCTCAAGCCGTGTTACTTTCCATCTTGGCATCTGCTTCGCTATTTGACGTTTCATGCTCGACCAGAACTGGCTCTCTGTCGATCTCCTCGTAATCGGCGTCTTCCGCTTCTGCTTCGATGGTTCTTCCCACGGTACCTCTAAGTTCTGCAATTGCTTTCAAAACCTCTTCTTTCGACATGCTGTCTATCGTGCCATGCCTGATTTCAGACTTGTTGATGTAAATATTGCCGTGAGCCTGACCTCGACGATACTCAGCCATGACGGCTGCGGAGTAGTTTTTGTCTGCAAAAGCAGCGTCTCGAATCTTCTGTAAGTCACGCAGGTGCCGGCTGAAGTCTATGCCGTATTTGCGGTCGAGTTCAGCACGGTATTGATTGATTGCTTTGACCACATGCGGACAGATAGCCGGGTTGGTCATCTCGTATGCTCTGGTGTGAGC